GGGTTAGACAGGAGACAGAGCTGGACCTAGGTCTGGCGCTAGTCACCGGTCTGGGGTCGCACAGTTGGTACTCCACAAAATACTGTGTGCGATGGGTTTTTGGGGCGGAGCTACTTCTGGAGCGGCGCTTCCTACAGATACTCACTTTGGAGGTGGACTAGTGGGAGTCCTTCCCCGTGATCAGTTGGTTCATCTCTATCACGTGGAACAGTTATCCAAACGTCACTCCGAGTCTGTCATTGACTTAATCTTCGAAGTGATAGGCAAGGGGTTCAAGATGGTGCTTGACGTACTTGCTTGTGTCGATGAGCTACTACTCTGCGTGAGTTACAGAGTGCTCATAGTGCTTTGCAGCTGACACGGCCAGGATATCTTCGACTAGCCTGCTGGTTTACTCTGCTTTGTAGCCTTGCAGAATTGCTAGTCTGTGTAGGTAAGGAGAATGCAGCAGAGAAGCATTGGTCTTAGTATAGTACTACCTTGTTAGTAGTACTTTTTAGACATCTCTGGTTAGCATCCATTCAGATCCATCGTAGAAGGACCACTTGGAGCAAAAGTCGATCTCCCAGAACTCGCCTACATGTGCTTCCTTCACGCACTGTCCAAGTCCTACGTTGCGCTAGTCTTTAGTGCGTACAGTGAGGGATAGTAGCGTATCGTAGACTGTTTGAACGAGTCGCCGTACCACCCAGAAAACTGTGTCGTCACCTGCAGCGCAGACGAAGCAAAGTAAATATTGCCAAGGGCTGTAGATGCCGGCCTATTCTAAGTAGTAGAAGGCATATGTCAGCGAGCGCATGGTGTTACCTAGGGTGGTTGAAGGGTGGCCACTCATATTAATTCCATGGACAGTGAAGACTAACCAGTCCTATCCATAGAGCCTGTCCTTCTTGATATTGTGCCTATAGTGGTCCTTCTGCTCTTCAGTCCATTCATCATCCATAACTCCAGGCAAGTTGACGAATAGGTGTGAGGTCGTCTAAGAGAAGGCTGCTACTACCTCGCGTGCCATCTCTACTGGTGTGCGTCCGTGCGGGCGGTTGCTATTGGTGGAGAAGATCTCAGTTACGAGTGGTTCCATGAGGCTCCAGAACTTCGCGTCTACACAAGTCTATAGTTCTTTGAACTAAGTGGACTCAAATGCAGAACCGTCGGTGGAGATGGACATACAGTCTGGAGGCATCTTCTTCTAGAATCGGCGGACTAGTTTCTTGGAATTCATGCCTTAGATGAAGCCCGGCTCAGCTTTCTTGATTGCTTTCCAGAAGTACGACTGAACTGCTGCTAGTAAACAGAAACCGTCGCCCTTAGGATTGCAGATGTTACGTGGTCTTGTCTCCTGGTTGATAAGGAAATGTCCGTCATATTCCTTAGTAGCTGTGACGTTGATCTCGCCGGACTTGACCATGGCTATGTAGCTGCCAAAGGTAAACTTGTTACCGTTCAGAGTCCTGCGGATCGCTTGTTTGTACCGAAGAGCCTTAGCAGGGTCGTCCTCGAAAGCTTTGTCTGGGTAGGCCATGATGGGTTCAGAGGTTTTAACCAGGTCAGGGTCGAAGCGCAGCATAAAGTAAGCGAAGTAGCGGTCTACCATCTTCTTGTACCTGGCTAGGTGTTCCTAGTCTATGGACGTGTTAGCGCCTAGTATCCTACACACTCCTGCGTAGAGATTATCCTTGTCCTTATGGGACCACTCGAACTCGTAGCTGCTTTGGTCGATGCCAGTGTCCTATGTCCATGCAGTGGCTAACACGGTGTGGCCGGTGTGCGCGATGGCTATTTGCTCGGTGCCGTACTCCACGAGTTGATTGTGCCTGACGTAGGTCTTAGGGTGCTAGACGCAGTAGTCGTAGAACTTCCGGAGCTTGGCTAAGGTAGCAGGAGCGTCACTGGTGTCGGGGTTTACGACCTCAACTGGTACGGGCTTTTTGACTGCATAGTAGTCAGTCATTGTGACTAGGTTGTCCGAAGGGGCTACCTCACGAACTTTACCCTTTTTATTTTTAGGCCTCTAGGACCAAGCCTCAATAATCTTTGGTGGGAGCTCGGTGACGTCCTTTCCATTGGCGATTTCTGCGAAAGTCAGTGCATCTTCAGATCCAGCCACCTGCATGAAGTTAGCCAGGTCGTCTCGCTCGTAAGAGACTGCTTGCTCAGGCCACATCTCCATCCGCTCTCTTGGCATTAGACCAAAGATGCGCTGGAGTCGGTTCCCCATCAAGCTGATGGTAAGATTCCTAACTCTAGCTGCAACTGATATGCCATTGTGATCCGGATTAGGGCTGTTGGAAATGACTACTCTCTGCTCCACATTGTAAGCACCGTCCAGGACTTCCTATCTGCCGATGGCACCGTTTTAGAATAAATTCCGGTTGATAACACGGTCAAATTCCAATACTGCTTTGGAGTTAGGGTTTAGAGAGGTGACGATGCAAGTCATGACGTCCATGTTCAGGCGCTCCAAGGGCTGCTCGATGCCGAAGTGTTCAAAAGTCGATGGGATCCTACAGAGGACATCGAAGGCACGGCTGACCTCATTCTTGGTGAGTTGTCTGGACTTCCATAAGTCTAACAAGGGTGAGAGGCTGGTGAGCTCCAGGTTGAGCTGTTTAGCTCCTACCTTCTGAATCTTGTCCAAGTAACCATACATCCAATTGCCTTGTACGCTCCTGCCCTGAGGTGACATTGGGAGCACGGGTGGGTGGTATAGTTTGCTTGAGAAGCAGTCGGCAGGGCAGACGTCTGCAAAGTATGAGATTGATCCTGCGTCCTGACAAGTCTCTGGATCGAGATAGTAGACTAAGTCATGCGAATAGCACTCACTGCCTCCACGGGTGTTCATGCGGATAGATCCCTTAAGACCGAACTGCTTGAACGCCTAACACCAGTCTTTTCCTAATCGGGACCTAGTCATAGTCCCTCTCTGAGATACTTGATATAGCCCTTACTACACTGCATCGCAGGCTTGGCTGCTGATGGTGTAGTGCCCCTCGTGCAGAGGCAGGAAGTAAGTACCTGGTATCAGTCGGAAGTTGGAACCACTGGTGTACACTAATGTGTCTGACCATCCTCTAGAAAAGACTAAAGAGTCTTTTAGATAGTAGTGAGTGTCGAAACAAAACACTGATAGTATGGGATCTGCCGTAGTACCGAACGTGTCCAAAATCATCGTCTTCTTGGGTCTGGTAGCTTTAAGCTTGGCTGGGACGGCCTAGTGGACAAACATCGGATTGAAGTACGCGTCGGAGTTCACTAAGAAGTCCTAGATGGTGGTCTAATAGACGTAGTGACGGATGCTTCCTGGCTACCATCTAGCAGGAGTATTCCTGGCCTACAACTTAGGCAGGTTCTCGCTATGGTAGAGACGATCGTACTTGTTGACGTTCGGTCGTACTGATATTAACACTACTGGCTTGTAGCAGGCCATTCGTGTTCGGACTAGGCTGAAGAACGACTGCAGTTGAGGATCAGCTGGTGCGTGCTGCACTAGCCAAGCGTCGAAGGCTGCTATGAAGGCGTCTGTACTAGGAGCTGGTGCTGCTCTTTACACTGCTACTAATCTATCGTATTCTGCTCGAATAGCGACTAGGGCAGCATTAAAAGCACGTACGGCTGCTACAGCATCGTCATGTCTTCTCCTGACATCCTACGGAAGGTCAGCCCGACCTGCTGGGGGCGCAGGCCTAGCCGGGAACTCCTTGGGCTTAGGTAATCCTTTAAGAGAGATAACGCTAACATCATTGAGCAGCTTACCAGTCTAAGAGTATTTGTCTCCAACAGACAGGATGATCTACTCTGTCTTGGAGGAGTTGTAGAAGAGAGCTAGACATCTCTCTATGAGTCCGTAGGTGTTCTTGTTCTGAAGGGTACGGGTGAACGGGTGGGCAGATCCATCACTGGAGACGTTGTGCTTGTTGTCGAGGTTGTCGATGTTTAGCGAGTGCGTCTGATAGAAGGTCAGACCAGCTTTAGGGACAGCGGATCCCATGATGTTCGGCTAGATGGAGATAGACGTGAAGTCTTGTCCAAAGAACGTGTTCAGCTGGTATTGGGGCAGCTTCTTCCTCTTGTCCGATAGCGTGGGTGCCGTTGTGGAGTGTAGGTGAAGTGATGCGATCTCATTCTCCGGGTAGATGGTGCTTTTGAGGGTCAAGAGCTTTAGATCCACTGGATCTATCTCAGCCTTGATTACTGACGTTGACTGACCACTAACCAATCCCATACCTCTTTTCAAACGAAAAGCTGTGGTTAGGGGAGGATTCAGCGAAACCTGATCGAATTTGGCTGGGAATTCCTTCTTAAAGGCTAGAGCGAAAGCTAATGCAGAGTGGTACGTCGTGGCCTAGGGGGGTGTGGGTAGGTCACGATAATCCTGGCATAAGCTACGCTTAAAAAGCCAAATCAACATAGCGGTTGCTTGGGGCGAATCCTCATCGTCTTGCTCCAACAAGTCAAAGTCGACTGTAGGGGTAAGACCGACTTGGCGCATCCATCGCTGGTTCCAAGTCTCTTTTTTCTAGGGCTTCTGCTTTTGCGCCCGGGTCTACTCAGCTTGAGATAGATCAGGTGCCTGCTGTGCCCGAACTGACTGCTTCTGGCGGCTAACCTCACGTAGGTTCGCTCGCACTGCGGCATAGCCAACGAGGTCTTCCTCAGTTAGCTCGAACTCTATGGGGTATGGTGCTACTAAGAAAGCATGACCGTTTTCAACGACGATCATTGGGCTTTCAATTAGTACTCCTAGCTACTTGAATTGCAGCCCGCCATATTTCTACCAGAACTAGGTAGTTGTTAGGCAGACCACTCCGAGTAACTTGCAGAGCTTCTCCAACTCGTTGAAGTTCATTGAGCCTCTCTTCTTGTCATCACACAGCTCTAATAGAGCGTCGTAAGCTTTCCGAGGGGCGTCAAAGGTTTTCACCAAGGCGGCGAGGCAGTGACCAGCGCAGAGTCCGTCAGGGGCTGAGAATATTCTCAGCTTGAAGGATTCGTCCATGTCAGTAGTGCTACAGAAGGTAAGGCAGGGGCTCCTAGGGAGACTGAATCCTAAGCCTATTCCTCCATGATCAGAGCGTAGAGAATTGGGAAGTGCACGCAGCGCATTGCCAAAAGCCTTTGCTCGACCGGTAGAAGCATAATACTACTCGAGAGACGAAGTTGGGGGTATAAGTTTGGGTTGTTGTTGGG